CAATAGGCGGATATATAACCTATGGGGATACTTTTCAGCAGAACGTATCTGATGGTGGTAAAGACACTTTCCTTTTCAGGGCGGAAAGGAATATTACCTGCTTCTTAAGTGTCTCTATCTCGTTTAATGTTCCGGCAAATAAGGCATTGTCTATGACATTGGTAAAAATCGGAGCAGATGGGAATGAAACAGAGCTTACCAGAACTGTTATTAACGACGAACACCCTGAGACCATATTTATACTTTCATATATGAAAGATATAACATTGCTTGAAGGGGATTATTGTTTTATAAGATATGGTTCGGCATATAACATGACTTTGACTATCCGGGACCCTTACATTAGTCTAAATTGGGATGCAAGAATAATACCGGTTAATATTGATATAGTTACGCCTGTCAAGCTTCTAAACCGGCTTCTTCAAAGTATAAATGGAGGGCAGGAAGGAATTACAGGAGAGATCGTTTCAGGGGTAGACAAGAGATTGGATGAATGTATGATAATTCCTGCTGAGAGTGCAAGAGGTCTGAAAAAGGCAAAATTATATTGTTCGTATACAAAGTTTGTTGATTGGATGCAGTCGGAGTTTGGCTTTGTTCCTGTAATAGGGGAAGACAAGGTTACATTTGTACATAGAAGTAGTCTGTTTTCAAAAAACATAGTAAAAAATTTCGGTGACAATATACGGTCGTTTGAATATAGCGTAAATTCTTCCTTGATTTATTCCCGGGTACGGGCCGGTTATGACAAGCAAGATTATGACAGTGTGAACGGACGTGATGAATTTCATTTCACAAATGAATATAGTACCGGAGTGACCTTGACTGAGAATACCTTGGAATTGATAAGTCCGTTTCGGGCTGATGCATACGGAATAGAGTTTTTGGTTCAGAAAAGGGGAGAGGATACTACGGATAGTGATAGCGACAATGACGTATTCTTTGTTAATGCAAGGCTTGCTTCAATAGATGGCGGATACCGTCTTATACGTAAGATAAATGGTGGTCCATCCATTTCCGGAGTAATAAGTCCCGATACAATGTTTAATGCTGTATACTCTCCACGTTATATGATAGAGGCTAACCGGAAGTTTATTGGTGCATTTACCAACACATTGGACTTTGCGTCTTCTGATGGTAACAGTGACGTTGTTATTGATGGAGTATCCGAGAAAACGGATATCCAGTTGACGGAAGGAGAGAGGCTGTTTACTGTTGGCGAGGTTTCATTAGAGTCCGGAGATATGAAAGCTCCTGATGATCTCACAGGATTAATATCTATAGAGAAGGGAGGAGAAACATATCATGGGTATATTAAAGACGGTAAGTTTAATTACGGCCGTTCTGAAGCTGCTAAATATACTTTGATAGTAGAGAGTATAAAATAAGGTGAAATCGTTCATAATTACGTTTTTAATTCATATATTTGCTACGATAACACAGGTCAAGAGGCTTGTAACCCAAATTCGGACTAAAGGACTATGATTAAGATAGGTGATATATGCCCATTGTTCTTTTCGCCAGTTAAGGACAAATATGCAATCGATGTAGATTACATTCAGAGGTTTCATACAACTGATAAAATACTCCTGCAAATATTTGCGGATGACGGAGAAGTAGCTTCAGCCTCTCTTAACGATCTTATCAAAGGAACTTCTTCCAATATCCAATTCCTGACTTATGAGGTAAATGCATCTGTTATGATGTATTATGTCGTGTTTACTTCACTTCCGGATTCAGTCTATAGTATAACTTTTGAAAGGAAAGAATCTGAGCCATTTGAAGTATGTTCCGATTCCAATATCTTGGAAGAAACCGCATTGATTCGCTATTCACACAAAGATAATAATTCTGCTTTTGATAATATCTTCTGGATAGGAGATACTCAACAGGTATTCGAATGGAGAGTGGAAGCTGGGTTTAAGCCGGCAGGATATTCCGCAAAGATAGATAATGAACAATACCGCAATCAAAGACAAGAAATAGAAGAGTTATATGCTGTTCCCTATGATTCGTATGTACTTACAATAGGAAACTCGTGTGGTGTCCCGTATTGGTTCGGAAGGCATCTTAACCGGATATTGTGTATGTCTATGTTTGATGTGAATGGAGAAAGATATGTAAGGTCCGAGAATTCTGTTCCAGAGATAAGTCAGGTTATGGAAGACAGCCAAATGTTTTTCGTGACTATTGCATTGGAACCACAGGAAAATTCTATTTCCGGTGTTGGCGGTGCTCCTGAGCAGGCGAGCAGCGCATCTATTGTCGGTTTTGTCGTAAATAACCCGAAGGAGGGGGAAATGTTGAAATATAAAGAAAGCGAAGCAGCATTCATAAATACTTCACGAATTTGACATGAAAAAGAATATAAGCAAAATACAATGGTTTGGTTCAGAAATTGAAAACGGGAAAGCAAAAGCTCCCGTCATTTCTCCTGATTCTATGTCGCATTTGGAAGGGCTTAATCAAGGAGAATTTTATATCTGTAATGCAGACGAAGATCCGGCTATATTTATACGTACCAACAGGGATAATGTAGTAGCGTTTAAGCTTGCTGCGGATGTTGACATGGAGGCTTTGAAAAAGGTTTTTCTCCGGAAAGACCAAAACGACACCACCCCCTACAAACTGACCATCCGTGGTGGCATTGAAACCGGTTGGGACCAATCTCAGGCAGAGCCTACCGCTTCTCTCTCTGAGGATGGCATATTAAACGCTGCCGCAGCTATATTGAAAGAATACATCTCTTCTCCGAAGTTTATTCCGGGATTTACAGGAGAAGGTGCTAAACTTTATAAGGACGAAGCCGGTAACTGGACTTTGGAATGTGACATCGTTACCGTCCGCAAGATGATGAAGGTATTTGAACTGATCATTCAGAAAATACGTTCGGTTAACGGTGCCTTGGTAATCAGCCAGAGCAACAGTAAGGTTGTAGAGGTGGCGGAAGATGGCGAGTATTACGTCCTCGACTTCGGTGACGATCAGCCAACATTCCAAGCGCATGACCTTGTAAGACACCAAGTATTTAGCGGAAACGAAGTGGAATATTATTGGGTAGAGATTGATCGTGCAGAAGGATCTAAGGTTTGGATTCTGAAAAGTGAGTTTAATGGCGTTGTTCCTAAACAGGATGACGAATTGGTACAAATGGGCAACACTCAGAATGTGGCCCGACAGAGCTTGATTTATTTATCTGCCGAGGAAGGCAGCCCACAGAATGAAGGTTTGGGTGAATATTCGTCTTTGCCGGCTACTGTAGAGGATGAAACGCAGACTATTCACACTATATATGCCGGTACGGCAGATGGAAAGTATTTTAAGTCGGACTTGATAGTTGCGGCTGACTTTAGTACAGCCAGCCTTAATTTCTACAAATCAGCTTCACTCACTTCTCCCGTATGGACGAAACTAAACGCTACACCTTATGAATTTACCCTATTGCAGGATTTGTTCTACTGGAATGGCGGGTATGTCTATGTAGCTGATATTTACTCGACCGGGACATTATCGGCAATAGGATATTCTTCCGACATCAACAACTTGTTTATCGGTGCCATGGCTGTAAGCGATTTGGATGCCGGCGTTAACTTCTACACCTATGAAAAGGGAAACATGGGTTTTGACGATGATCATTTCTACATCGGTTGGCGTGGAAGTAAAAGCAGCAGGGATTATATGGTCAAGTTTGCCATAGACAAGTCCGGAACTGTCACCCTGTATAAAGAGGATATGGTCTATACAAAGGCTATGCGTATCAGTGGGAATTATATGTTATCTTCAGACAGACTGTCTTTGGAAGTTAGGAATCTTAAGGATTCTCAGTTCTCTGTATATGACATAGATGATACCATGACTGATGCAATCTGCTACAAATCCGCTTGCTTCCTTGTGTTTACTTCAAAGAGCTACTATTCTATTGAAAATGGAAGTATAACGAAGAAGGAGTATGATTTAGGAGGTAAGACAATAGGGACTGTCTCTAATAGCGTCTTAGTTAGTGGTGTGGTGTATGCTTACACTACTAAAGACTATGTATTGACTTTTAAGGACGGTGCCCAGATAAGCACCCCGGAACTGTTTGCCGGTTCAGAGCAAAACGGAGAAGCTGGCCGGATTTTCAATGACGGTAAAAATGTGATTGTCGATATATCTACGCCTAACGCTTATTTTGCTCCTGTTGTCCAGCCGGTCGCCAACGGTCATCCTGTGATCGATATATTGGATGGGGTTAATTCAAAGACGTTTGAAGGGAAGTTGAAAACGAGAATAGGATATTTGGGAGGCATTACGGATACTGATTTTCCCGCAAGTTATCAACCTTCGGGATATGGTATATACTCTATCAACGCTTTCCTAAAAGGCATCTTCATCCTTCGCAACGGCAAGACCATCGAGCAGGAGTTTGAGTCAACCAACAAGGAAATAGACATCGCCAAAACCGATGCAAAAGCTGCTCAGGACAGACTGAATACTTGGGCAGATGATGGTGTTATATCCCCGACTGAAAAGACTGCTTTAAAACAGGAGATGGAGGCTTTGAAAGCGGAGAGAGATTCCATCCTTGCTAACGCGTCCCGGTATGGCATTGATACCGTTGCTTATCGGAATGCTTTCAACGATTACTATCATGTGCTTGAGACCCATTCGGCAAGTGAGCCTGAAAATATACCGGTCAGCGCTTCATTCAAGACTCTTCAACAGGCTTATTATGATCAGCAGAGGGTAATTATAGACGCTATCAATTCTGCTTCATATTCTTATGTTGGGGAAAAGGTTAAGATTGAGACTGATACGATTATGGAGGCTTTGCCCGGACAGATTACGTTGGCTGTGAAGGGTGAGGTTAGTAAGGTGAAAGTTGCTGATGTCAATTTATTAAAGGATGCCTATACAGAGAAAGCAAATCTATCTTATAGGTTTGCAGCTTATCATTATGATACTCCTGTGGTTGATGGCAAGGAATACACTTTGACTGTATGCTACACTATTGGGAGTGGTAATACCAATATAGGTGTTTACTCTAATGCTGGTACAAACATGATAGCAAATCTCACAACTAAGGGAGAAAGAGTTGTAGAAAGCACAAAAGTGACCATGAAAGGATATAAGCCGGGTGAAGATTTGTCTTTCTTTCAATTTCCGAACGGAACTTTCGGTTCAAAAGTGCATTGGGCTGTTCTTACTGATGGTAACATAGGGGTAACACAGTGGATTCCTGCTGCAAGCGAGCGAGTTGCAGGTATTAAGAACTTATGCTCTTTTAAGCGTATTGTTGATGCGGGATTTACATACGCCTCAAATTACAAAGAGGATGGTATGTTTGACATTGGCGTTGGTAAGTTAAACGCAGAAACAAACGTTGCTAATAAGGATATGTTTGGTTTGGTATATGAACCTAATAAAAGGTATTTTATATTTGTAGATAAATACGATTCAAAAGGAACAGCGGAAAAGTTAATTTTATACATAAAGTATACTGATGGAACGTTTGATCAAATAGTATGCGAATCCTCCGGAATAACCAATAATAATCTGCTTACATCAAAGTCAGTTAGTAAAATAACTGGTACATTTTATTATGGTTACAATGTTAGTGTTCGTATTGGCGTATTTGAAACCAATACTCCTGTAACCTGGAGCCCAGCCCCCGAAGATCTTAACTACATTGCCAAAACCTACACCGACTCAGAGATAAAAGTTACGAAAGGGTTAATTGAAAGCAAAGTCTCCCAAACCGATTTTGACGCTCTCGGACAGGTTGTATCCAATCAAGGTACTGAGATCTCTCAGACCAAGACGGATATTAACCTTGTATCAACGGTATCGGGTAATGCACGTTTGATTGCGCTTGCTATGAGCAAGGGTAAGATGTTGAATCGTGATCCGGAGTTTAGGAGCGGGATGAACGGCATTGATCGGTATAATAATGGTACCGTTGGAAATGTAGTTGTTGAGAGAACGACGGATGTTAATCTGCCTAATCAATCCGGATATAAATTGAAAATTACAACTTCAGGACCTGCTACTCCGGGATTGGGTGGCTTCTATTTTGGAACTCAAACACGCGCCAATGCTGTATTTATTACCCGGTTTATAGCATGGGTTCCTGTTGGATATAGAATTGAGTGGGCTACAAACGCCGGTGCGGGAGGGAAATGGCTCACCAACAATGTCGGGACTGGCGACTGGGAGGAATATGCATTTCATGTAAAATGTGCTTCAAGTGGTACATTCTCTTCTACTAATTATTTCTATTTAGCAGGAGGTGATGGCAGTTTACCCGTCACCTGGTACCTTGCCTTTGCTACGGTCTACGATGCCGGCTCTATTGATGACACTCCTACAAAGGATGAATTAAAAACTGGAATCACTATTAAGCCGGGTGCTATCAATATATTCGGGCAGGATATCAGTTTTGCAGGTAAAATTACTTTTTCATCTCTGGATAGTGGTTCCCAAAGCACTATAAATGCGGCTTCATCTAATGCTTCATCTGCTGTTTCTACAGCTAATTCCGCTGCTTCAACCGCTAATTCTGCCAAAAACACTGCGGACTCTGCCGCATCTTCTGCTGGAAGTGCTTTGGCTACAGCTAATTCTGCTAAAGGAGTAGCTAATTCCGCTGCTTCCGCTGCTGCGACAGCTAAAAATATAGCGGACTCTGCTAAATCTGGATTAGATTCTCTGAAAAACGGACTTGGATCTCTGGCTTATAAAAATTTGGTAGAAAAAGCGGAATTAGGGACAACTATTATTTCCGGTGGATATATAAAATCCGAATTAATAGAAGTTGATGCAATTCTTGCAGGAAAGATCGGCGCTGCAAGTATTACTACTGGAAATCTTACAGTAACGGATGGCTCTTACCTTGGTGGTTGGCAGATCCAAAACAACGCCATATATTCCCGTAACATAGCAGACGCTAAGATACAGCTTGAAATCAACGGCTATCGCTTCTTGCGTATAAATCAGTATGGAGGTGCAGCTACAGTAGGAAGTTACCCATTGATGGAGATTCGTAATGACAACCAAGACTGCCTCTCTCTGTCTACATACGGACAAGGAGGAAAGGCTTTGAGAATCATCGCAAACTCTGAGGGTGGGCATGCAATACAGAGTCATGGATCGCATCTGTTTGGCCAACGTAATTCTGAGTCATGGAACGCTCCTGGTATTCTTTGCGGTGTTTATGTGTATGCTGGTGGTACTGGTAACCAATTTTGGGGAAATGGTTGTACAGTTGGTACAGTAAGTAATATATCAACCGGAAGGTACCGTATCTATCATAATTTAGGTCACACAAAATATTCGGCGATTATACAGGCCTCAGATGACAATGGATGGTGTTTTGGCATGGTAAAGAGTATTACTAGCACTTACCTTGAAGTGCATTTGGTCGATGCTAACAAAGGAGATAGAAACGTAAATTTCTACTTGTATTTAGTAGGTCGTAATGTCTGGTAAGTAAAGAGATAATTATTAAATCAAAATATATAGAGTATGAAAATAGATTTTAGAAAGATCGTGGTTAACGATATCGAAGGCAACGTCTTGATGAAAGAGGTTGAGAAGAGAGACTCTGAGGGCAACATTGTCGGGACGGAGAGAGTGATTGATTACAAAGATGTAAGCAAGGACTTAGGTAATGCTATTTACTTCAATGTGAGTGACATCAAAGATCAGGAGATCGGCAGAAAGTTATATCTTGAAGGTGAGATTGAAGTCGATGGTCCCACTGCTGCTCTGATTAAGAAATTTGCAGATCAGATTTTCTATGCTTATGTAAAGTCCGCCCTCTTCAAATTGCTGGATTCAGCTTTGAATCAAAACAAAGAATAAACTTATTATAAACTTAAAATTAAAATGTTATGAACGAAGAGATTAAAATTGTAGCTACTGGTACAACAGAAGTAAATAGCTTTGAAGGAACTTCTTTAAGTATTCCGACCGTGAAGTATTCGATCAGATATACTTCAATCAATGGTAACAAACAGTCGATATTTGTCGGTGTAACCGATAATGCAACAGAAACGGTACCGAACGCTGATGGAGATGGCACACATGAAGAGATCAGAGAGATGAAGTTGGGAGAGGTCCGATTTGACCCTGTTCCAACTCCGCAGATAACTACTATTAGTTTTATCTACACGAATGACTTTGAATGTTATATGTCTGATATCCGTAAGATCATTGACCAGATCACTAGTGATAAGTCATAGCATAAAAAAGCCCACCTCACCTTCACAGGCAAGATAGGCTCACGCATTTATCTAATTTTAATTTAATTATGTAATCTGATTACAAATGTAGTATTATTATTTAAAAAGACAAATATGCAAGACAAATCAATACATCAATTCTCTTCTGGTCTGTTTGCTCCTGTAGCCGGAAGTTTCGTAATGGAAGCTATAGAGCACATGATCCCATGGTTGATCACTATGTTCTTTGTAATACTGTGTGATTTGGCCACGGGGTGCAGAAAGAGCTTGTTGATGGGTGAGCGCGTGAGGTTTAGTAGGGCTTGGCGGGCTACAATGGGTAAGATGGTTACCTATTTTAGCTTTGTAATCATGGTGGTGATGATAAACGAGGCCAGTGGTGGAAGATATAACATTGATATATTTGCTTGCTTATCTGTCTGCTTTATCGAAGGTTGCTCTATCATATCGAATATTCTTAAGCCCAAGGGATATGATTTTAATCTGATAGTAGCTATTGGGTTATTCGCTAAAAAGGTATTCAAGATAGAGAAAGAAGATTTAAAAGAGGTGATAACTAAAAAGGAGGAGGACAAGAAATGAATTTAAATTTAGTATATCTAATTCCCTTTATGCTTTATGTCATATTCTTTGCATTTACGAATGATAAAACCGATAATGGCAATAGGGGTATAAGTAATAGCAGAGGACCTAAGAAAGGTTGATAAAGCATATTCGTGTCCAAGTGTATAGTTTTCCGGTGAACGTATAAGGTAAAAAGATGCAGCTAACATTGGACATATGAGTATTAGGATTTCAAGTTTATATCTACGTTTTGCTAATACAGAACATAAACATAGCATTGCAAATGAATAATATATAGATAAAATAGAAGCCGTAGCAGAAAATATAATCTGCAAATAGATATCTAAATTATTGAATTGCGGAATATATAAATATAGTATAGTGAAAATCAATGGAAGCTGTATGCAAAAGCCGGTAAAAACATTTTTCTGTTCTGTATTATAGCTTTTAATTAATTCAGATATATCCATAAAAATCTAATTTTTCGCAAAGTTAATATTAAATAAATAAAGAGGAAAAGAAAATAAGGAGGAAAGAGTATGAAAGTTCTAATTGACAATGGCCATGGCGAGAATACACCGGGAAAGTGTTCACCGGACGGAAGGTTGCGTGAGTGGGCTTATTCTAGGGAGATAGCGGATATGGTCGTTTTCGGGCTTAGAAAGCATGGTGTTGATGCAGAACGCATTGTGAAGGAGGACGTGGATGTTCCATTGTCTGAGCGATGCAAACGTGCTAATAATATTTATCGCGATTCTCAAAAGAACGCTATTCTGGTATCCATTCATTGCAATGCGGCCGGTAACGGGACAAGTTGGATGAATGCTCGGGGATGGGGTGTATATGTCAGTGATAATGCTTCTTTTAATAGCAAAAGGTTAGCTTCTTCTCTGGCACAAGCAGCAATAAGTAAAGATGTGACAGTACGCAAACAGACTCCGGATGTGGACTATTGGGTGCAGAACTTGGCTATTTGCCGGGATACGAACTGCCCTGCTGTACTGACAGAGAACTTCTTCCAGGACAACAAGGAAGACGTGGAGTTCTTATTGTCGGCTGAGGGCAAGCGGACTGTGGCAAATATTCACATAGAAGGTATTATTAACTATTTAAATTCAAAGTAACATGGCTCTAACAGATTTAACTTTCAGCAAACAGGGTGAGGCTTATGTATGTGACCCTGTGCAACTTCAATCGGATGCAGGTCTTCATCTTGAATTTACAAGTGAAGATAAGAATAACCGTTTCGCTCTGTTTCAGAGTATGACGAATACAAATTATGTTCCTTTCGGATCATATAACTATGTGGGTAGCACAATAGATGTTGCTATTACAGGAGTGATCCCGGGCATGTATATCAAAGTGCAGTCTATCTCACAGCCTACTTTGGCTAAAATTCTTGTATCGGAATGAAAGTTTCAATCAATCAGGTAAAGATTAACCGCGTTGGCATTAACACGGCTCAGGTTAGGGGGATACGTTTGTCTTCTGCTGTTGCAGATCGTGGTCATAAGGTTGATTTTCCTTTCTCTGATTCCCTTATAGACTATTGGAATTTTGGAGGGAAATCCAATTTTGATAAGGATAGAACAACTGTAACAGGACTGTTAGGCAACGTACTAACAGCATATAACTTTGGATGGAATTTAATGTCAGGGTATGGAGGGTATAATGAAAATTATCTGACTTATTCTAAAGGTGCTAATGTGTTCGTAACAGATGATCATAGTATTACTATAATGAATTTTGTTCCGGCCAATAATTGGGTTGTTTCTAAATATGGTAATTCTGCACTTAAATCAACCAAGATAAAAGTAGCTGGCCTTACATCTGATGATCAGTTAGAGTATGGTTACTCTCCTTCCAATGAAGGAGCAAGAGTAATGATGCCGATACCGAAAGACGGAATATACGATTTGCCAGAAAGTGTAGTTAATCAAAGTACATATAATATTGGATTCTTTCTTAGGAGTGCCTTAACTAAGAATGTAACAATTGAGCAAATTCCTCTATATCCAGGAGCTATTGTTACGGATGGTGTTGATGATTATCTAAAGCTTGATAAGGTAGGATATAAAGTAGGAACTATTATTATTAGATATGATCCTATAATTATTTATGGAAGATGGAATACTGTTTTTGATTGTATGCGATATATAGATGCAAATCAAAATAGAATATTTTTAGGATATAGTACAAGTATTAATAATGTAGGAACTACTTTACAAGGAGGGAATGTAGGAGAATATCTTGTACTAAAAGGTAGTAATAATAAAATTTTTAATGTTACTGAACCTTTGTATTTAGGTGCTTCATATAATACTAATAATACTCCTATTGAGTTTCTATCTATGGCTCTTTATAGTATTGCTATCTACGACAGAGCTCTATCTGATCAAGAAGTACAAGAAGTTATCAACTTCATCAATTACGGTACCACCAATCCGATATTTGCGCTGAACTTTGATAATTTTGCCTATAAAGCCGTTGATTATCCAGATTTTGCTACTGGCAAAGTTACAACAAATAAAATTGTTGTAGACAGTACAACCGAATCATTTACTGGGGCTATTGCATTAGCTAAAGACCCAGAAGCTACAACTGGTGATCCAATTGAAGTATCGGCTTATAAATTAAAAGTTACTGGGATTGATTCTTATAATAATCCTGATGGAATTTGGGGAATAGCATTAATGCCAGCTAAAATTAATGATGAAAATACAGGTAATTGGGACTCTCCTATTCCAATATATAAAGATGGTGTCTATGATATACCTGCTATATTAAAAGAAGATCGTGTATATAATATGGGAATAGTATCTCAAATAGTCATCAATAAGCCTATTGAGATAGAAATCCTCTACGATAAGAATATCACAAAGAGCTTCCCGGAGACCAAACAAATATTTCCTTAAAGTTAATAAGAAAGTTATGAAATACGTAATTGTAACAGTAGAATGGTGCCTGAATCACGGTGTTGTGGTCCCGGCACAAGCAAGAAGATCAGTTGACGGGTTGAAAGTTATCCTGCATGAAGATTATATCGATCCCATCTTGAGAGAAGAAGATGCCATGACCTCGTATCGGCATGATTCGTCCGAGCTAAGGAGTATATTGAGAGGTCCGGAGTGGACGGTCCCACAAGAGGGGGTATTATGAAACGGTTGATATTTGTCGTTTTGCTAATGTCGGCAATGTGTTTCACTGGATGTAGGACTACTCAATACGTGCCGGTTGAAACCATTAAGACCGAGTATAAGACCCGTGACAGTATCCGTATTGACAGCGTGTACCGCCGTGACAGCATTTATGTAATAGACAGGGGTGATACAGTGTACACATACAAGGATCGGTATCTATATAAGTATTTATATCTTAATCGCATTGATACTGTGATTAAGACGGACAGTGTTCAGATACCTTATCCGGTTGAAAAGGCGTTGACCAGATGGCAGAAGGCAAAGATAGAACTTGGCGGATGGGCATTTGGCGGATGGGCATTTGGCGGCTTGATATGTATCGCTCTTATTTTATTGTATATCTGCATTAAAAGGAAAGGAGGATAATATGAAATAATATTCTGATTTGCCGGTGGTAGAAGGCCGGCATAGGAAACACCATTAACAAACGCATTCTTTAGGGGCAAAGAAGTAAAAGAAAGCCTCACTACCCGTCATACGACTACCAATCAGAAACGGGCAAACATCGTCGGAACACTGTTAGGAGGCTTTCAAAGTTAAATAACAGTGCCTTCGATGTTTTGTTTTATAATCTAATATGTTCTTTAGCATGAAAATTGTTGATATGTATCAAAAGGTAGTAGCGGTAGTCTGTCAGACGACGGGAATAGACGAATATTCAATGTTTCATAGTAACAAAGAGGTCTGTGTTGATGCCCGATCAATACTTGTAAATGTGCTCACAGAAAGGGGAATAACAGAAGGAGAAATATCATACCTTACCGGGCTAACTCAACAGTGCGTTAATAAACTCAAGAATAACTTTTCTATCCGCACCCGTAAATGGAGTGTCACAACAAATCTACAATCAGTTTACAACGAGCTTACAACGATATAATTTAAGTACAACGGATTTATCGTGTTCTTTGTGATGCGGTTAATATTGACCGTGTTATAACTGTATAATTAAATATGAGTGAAACAAAGACTTACGTATTCCCGGAAAGCGGGAGTGGTGGAGGAGGCAGTATGCTTGGTATGCTTGCCCCCTTATTGCAGAAAAACGGTCTTGACCCCAATTTGTTGCTTGCAATGAATAATCGTGGCGGTATGTTTGGTGGTGATGGCTCTTCTTTCCTTTGGATAATCTTCCTGTTCTTCCTGTTCCCATTGTTTGGACGCAATGGCTGGGGAAATAATGGAGATGGCGGAAACGGTGGCGGATTTGCTGGAGCCGGTATCCCTAACTTAATTAACAACGATGCAGGAAGGGAGTTACTTATGAGTGCAATTCAGGGGAACGGACAGGCAATCAACAATCTGGCTACTAATTTAAACTGTTCAATCGGTCAGGTTCAGAATGCTATCAATGGGGTGATGTCACAGGTGCAACAGGTAGGAAATCAGGTTGGTCAAAGCTCAATGCAGATTATCAATGCTATCCAGCAGGGTAACTGTCAGATCGCTCAACAGATTGCTTCATGCTGCTGCGAAAACCGTCTGGCGATCTGTCAGCAAACGAACACATTGCAAAATGCCATTAACGGTGTTGCGACTGGTCAGGAAAGAGGCTTTGCTTCTGTTGCATATGAAACTCAACGTCAGACTTGTGATCTGCAAAATTCCATCAAGGATAGCACACAACAGATTCTTGCCGGCCAGCGTGCGGCTGAAATGCGCGAAATGCAGAACAAGATTGATAAACTTCGTGAGGAGAATAGCACATTTAAAAGTTCTGCCATGACCTCTCAGATCGTCGGACAGGCAACGGCTCCTCTTGGTGCAGCTTTAAATGATTTGAGTGCTCGTCTTGCAAAAATCGAATGTAATCAGCCGGAAGTAGCGAAGGTGCCTTATAGTCCGGTTGTAGGGATTCCTTCTTGCGTTGCAGCTCAGTATGGTCTTTACAATGGTATTGGAGCATGGGGCAATTTTAATGGTTGGGGATAAAAGGAAGGAGGCATTATATGGCATTCATTAGTCCTTTTATCATGGCAAATAAGAATGGTATTCCAAGATTGGAGAGTACAGGGGTTACCGTAGGTACTACCAACGTACGTTTCTCTTTCCGGAATCATCCGTTCCTTTCTGCTCCATTTAGCGGATTGATTCTGTTCCGTTTGGCACAGCCGATCCCTTCCGGTACTACCGGTACATTACCGGTAGTTTTTGATACCAACGGTGCTACTCAAGCACTGACTACGATTGCCGGCGCAGATGTTACTGCTTCGGATATTACCGGTACCGGAATTTATCTGTGCTACTACGAATCAGGTAGCAACACATTGCAAATTCTTACCGGAGTAGTTTAAAACAATGGGCGGGAGTAATCCCGCTCCTTAAAGAGTTTATTGATTATGCCTTTTCAGAATCTAAGAGTAAATAGTGAGTTTTTCATTTTGCATAGGGATGGTACTCCATATATAGAGGTCGGCTCCGTTTCCGGAGTATCTAATCCTGTTCCTGAGTTTATGCAGCAACCCCTTCCTTATGGACAACCTCCTAAGATGGTGGTTGATATAACTATCAAGGTAGGTGAACAGACTGTTACCTTTCAAAAAATACCTGCCATGTCTGATATTGCTGATGCAAATTTTCCAGGTGGAGGTAATATGGTAATATCCGGTTCAAGAGAATCTATGAATGCGGAAGTGGCGGCTATGCGAAATCATTCTTCTGAGATATTAGGAAGTGTCGAGCATCATAAGTCTGTGATGGAATCATGTGATAAAATGCTCCAAGTACTTAACCCCGAATTTGCAGAAAGACAGAAGCAGGAAGCGGAGAACAAAGCGCTTCGGCAAGAACTTAGCGAATTGAAAGCTATGATGGCTGATTTCTTTAAGTCCTCTGAGAAGGCTGCAAGTAGTAACAATTCTAAAAAACAATAAGTATGATGATGATTGAAATTTCCGAAAGCAAGGTCGAGAAAATGTCCGACTACGCTGAAAAGATGCTTCGCTACGGTGGTAAGCTCATGCAATGCATAGAAGAGCTTTCCGAGGGTGAGGGCATGGGTGAACGCTGGGATGAAGATCGTAGATATGATGACGATCGCTATTTTGACGAAGAAACCATGGGTGAACGCGGTGGTTATGGCCGAGGTGGTAATTCTAATCGTGGTGGTATGGGTGAAAGACGTGGTGTACGGGGTACCGGACGCTATTCACGCTATCGCTAATGTTTAATTAGGGAGTAGTTTATCTGCTCCCTATAACCTTATTAAGTCATGAAAAGAGAACCTCTGGATATAAGAGATAGAAGACCGGAAGAAATGGAAGTATATCTTTCGCATTTTGGATGGCATTTCAACAAGAAAATGTGTGAATTTGCTGTTTCTTTAATGGAATGGAAGGGTCAGAACGGAGAAAAAGAAAAACTGCCTGCGATGTCTAAGGACGAGGTGGACGCACTGTTAACTAAATACGGTGTAACTCTTAAAAATAAGATCGGTTATGACTACGTATATGTAGCTAATATGTGCAAAGCCGATTTTCTTAAATCATCTGTTCCGAACGAACAGTATCAAGCATTGTATGTAAAAGACACGATTGATGATCCTGACGCACCTGATGGAACAACGATGCGAAGATGGTATGTTACAATGATTGCGGCTGGAATACCTATAGAGTGGGACGAAATGCTTTGATAAATGATAAGGCAACGGTTTATACTATCCAAATATGACTGGAACTGCATGGTGTATTACGCAGTAGATACGTATTACACGGAAGAAATATTGGATTATATGCACTCTATCGGCTGCGACGGTAATATGCTCCGTACTGCGTACGATAACATAAACTCCGGCAACCTGAATACCGGAGTTACTTACTCTAATTTCGGCACCCGGGAAACAGTAATGGTTATTGCCCTTACTTCGTCCCCAAAGGAGTTTGCTAAATCATGGAGGCACGAATGTGGACACATGGCTACCCATATATGTCAGGCCATCGGCATAGATCCGTACGGTGAAGAAATACAGTATATCGGTGATGATATTGTTGAAAAGACGTGGGAATATGCAAAGTCATTATTATGTGAGTGTGATTGCTGTAAAAACAAGGTCAAACATTTAATACGTTAATTCATGAAAAATAAAGAAATTAAGAAAGCATTGAAGAGCGATACTCCTATTAATAGTATGTATGCTCTTATTCCGGGTGGCAGGATGGGCGCTTTCAAAAAGTTTGCTGCCCGTTTTGGTTTTACTGAAGAACGGATAAAATCAGTTCTTGACAATGAAAAACGATAAGCTGGACATATTGTTGGAACAAGTCGATGATCGGTACCATTCCGATTTTTGTAGACTTCTGTTGGTTATGTTATGGAACGTTTAGAAGAAATCTTTGACCGTATTATATCTACATTGATCGATATCGTCGATTCTGACATTCCGTATTGCGCTTTCTGTGCGATATTGGCGAGGGTGTATTGGATGTTGTGAAAATGTTCTATTTTTCATGTGGTAAAATTATAATCCCCGTAATTTTTCTGACTAATTACTTGATTTTAGTTCTGTTTTTCATCTTATGAGATAAAATAGGCCTTTTTGATTATTCTCAATGTATATTTGACATTTCTGAAATTATTTATATTTTTGTAATGGCGATACAGTTTGAGGAAACGCATGAAAATATTAAGTATTCCCATAGAGTTGGGAATATGTAAACAGTGCCGAAAGATCCTCAAGCGTTCGGTACTGTTTTTTTATATTCCCATGTGTGAAGGGGCACATTACGAAAATTGTATGAATGATATTCAGATTTTCAAAAATGAGCAATTTGGCGAAGTCCGAATTGTAATGAACGAAAGTAATGATCCTTTGTTTTGTGCAAAGGATGTAGCGACTGCATTGGGCTATTCTGATACAGCTGATGCAATACAAAGGCATTGCAAATCAGGCAAAAAGGTGTTTTACCCACATGGCAATGGAATTGGTGGTACTAATATGGTATATATTCCAGAAAAGGATGTATATCGGCTTATAATGAGAAGTAACCTCCCTAATGCTGAACAGTTTCAAGACTGGGTGTGTGATGAGGTATTACCTTCAATACGTAAGCATGGTATCTTTGCGACCTCTGACTTTATAGAAGAGGCCCTAAATAATCCTGATGCCATGATAGCGGCTCTCACGAAATTGAAACAAGAACGGTCAGCACGCATTGAAGCAGAGAAGCAGGTAGCTGTTCTTACTCATGTAAATAAAACCTATACATGTACGGAAGTTGCCAAAGAATTGGGACTTAAATCGGCAATTGAACTTAATAACCGTTTAAAGGAACTTGGTGTGCAATACAAAGTTAATCAGACGTGGGTGCCATATACTAAATACGCTACTCTTGGCTGGTTTGATATAAAGCAAGAGGTTGCTGACAATGGCCATATTATCTACCATAGAAAGATTACCGGAATAGGGAGACAAGGTATCATCAATCTTATTAATCCTTAGTTCTTCAAAATATTGGCAGCTGTTGACATACTGTTTCAACATTTTGTTTTTTCTTTGTTTGTAAGTTTTTGTATAATAGAGTGTTATTGTTAATTGTCTTACTCCCAAACAGGGAGAAGGCAGCAGCACTTCGAATGTGCAGCAGAGCTTGTCGGCAAATATGAAAGTGAAAGTGAAGATGCGTCAGGCAGATATGCCTGCGGGGTTGTCTAATCTGTTACATCTGACGGCGAGCAATATGCAAGTAGAAGAAACTGAAGCTGAAGAAATAACGGAAGGAGGAAATAAATGAATAATGTAGCCGAACATGCCCGTGAACAGAAAGCCGGGATGAAGTGCCCGCAATGCGGAGCATTTATTGAGACATCGATCTTTGAATTATTGACATCCAATGCCTTGCAGTGTCCATCCTGTCACTTGCGTTTGAACATAGACCGCATGAAGTCGAAAGCAGCTTTTGACGCATTGCGGAAAGTTCAGAATGCGCAGGAGAATTTGGAGAGAAAAAGCAAGTTCAACGGTTAAACGGACGAGGCATGAAATTGACTTTTTTCAAGCGGATGGGGGAGAAGATCCGCCATCCGTTCCGAAAGGAAATTCCGAAAACAATTCCCGTTGTAGAAACTGCCCCTCAGCCGGTAGCGGATAATGCAACCGAAGCAACGGCAGAAGAATCTTCTGTCATAAGATCGGCAGATCAATGTGGGGAACAGGCACGTTATTTTTTACTAAGAAATAACAAGCCGGTTGGTAAACCTTTCAGTTATTATCATCCCGAGATACGGATCGTTCATGTCGGTAGTTTTGTAAATGCCTTTTTATTTTTCTTGCGTATGTGCGATCAGCGTCTGTTGACCTATCGCCAGACCGGAGAATATCTGCATTGTACAGCCGTTTTTCCGGATGAAAGCGGTAATTTGTATTTCACGAATAAAGTGACTTGCCGTAACAAGGAAAATACTGTTGCGGTCCTGAAAATTGATTATGTTGGCCTTAAGCCAAAAATCACTGAAATTAGATTTGAATTAAATATTAAAAAATGAAAGAGTATGAATCCTATATTGAATAAAATGGGCGCAAATGCCAATGAACAGAAAAAACTCTTGATGGAGTGTGTGTCAATGCTTGAAAAGTATGTGAACAGATTTCCGGCAGAAAAGGGATGTGCTTCATTCTCCGGAGAAGATATGAAGCTGTGGAAGGAAGTTTATTTTCCGAAACTTGTTCAGACGGATATTTTGTTGGACGGTAAATTTTTCTGTGGCACGTCGTCTGGTAATAGTGGTATTGGTACAGACGGTTATTTTACCGGTTATGAATTTTTCCAGTTTATTTATCGTGCCTACAAGGCGCTTTATGAACTGGAAAAGGCTTCACAAATGAGATGATAAATAAAAAATAATTGGAATATGAAGACTATTAAATTAGGTTATGAAGGTGAAGAAGCTCTCTTGCTGTGTCGGGAGTTGAAACGCAATGGTTATTCAGTAAAGGAAAGCCGGACTTTTACACAAGAAATGAAAGAGGCAGTTATTGATTTTCAACAGAAAAACAAGTTGGATGCTGATGGAATCGTGGGATATCGCACTTGGGAAGTTCTGTTCTTTACAGGGCATCCCATTACCGAACGTTTGACTGAAGAAGATTTTATTCTTGTGGCCCGGTTGCTCGATGTGGAAGTGGCTGCTTTAAAAGCGGTACAGCAAGTAGAAACAGGAGGGAGAGGAGGATTTTTTGCTCCCGGTAAGCCCGCTATCCTTTTCGAAGGTCATATTTTCTGGAATCAATTGAAAAAGCGGAATATCAATCCTGAATCGCATGTGAAGGGGAATGAAAACATTCTCTATCCCAAATGGGAGAAGGGACATTATAAAGGCGGTATGGGTGAATACGATCGTTTGGAACAAGCCCGTAAGATCAATCATGAAGCAGCGGATGCTTCTGCCAGCTGGGGGATGTTCCAGATTATGGGTTTCAACTATGCAGCCTGTGGAGAGAAGAGTGTCGACAGCTTTGTAAAAGCTATGTGTATGAGTGAATGTCGACAATTGGTGCTGTCCGCCCGCTTTATCAAACAATCCGGAATGCTTTCCGCTTTGCAAGCCAAAGACTGGGCAGAGTTTGCCAAACGTTATAATGGTCCTGCTTATGAGCAGAATCAATATGATAAAAAATTAGCAGCGGCTTACCAGAAATTTTCGTAG